GTACCGAAGTACACCGCGTAGGTGGTGGTGCCCGACGTTGCTGACCAGGAGATATCCTGTGTGATCGGGCGGTCCGTTGAGGCGTCTGCGGGGGTTCCCGAGACAACCTGCCCTGGGGCGTCCAGCGTGGTGAATTCCCAGACATCGCCTGTGGTGGTCCCTGTGGCGTTGTTGGAGTCGATCCGCCATTGGTACTTCGTGCTCGCCAGAAGCCCTGTCTTCGCCCAGGAGGGCGTTGTGCGTCCGGCCTGCTCAAGGGACAGGGAGTCGGTGCCGAAGTAGACATCGTAGTCCACCGTGTCCGTCCCCGCACTCCATTGAAGGGTCGGGTCGAGGGCGATACCCGTGGCTGCGTTAGCCGGGACAGGCGTAGTGGCTTTGCCCGGGAGGGGCGTACCGCCGCCGCCCCCTGCGTCGGCCTCATAGGCTCCAGGGTTGAACCCGGTGCCCAGCCGGGTCACGCTGTCGATGGAGGTTGCGGGGGCGTTCGTGAGACTGGTCAGGTACTGCCAGGCGTCGTTGCCCGCAACGTCGTACAGTTCCGCAGTCGTACCACTGTAGATTACCTGGGAACCTGTGGAGGAAGCCGTGTCATCGGTGGTCACCGTCCACAGTTGTGAGCCCGCTCGCAGGGAGGAGGGCCAAGAGCTGTTCCTGACTACGTTCGTTGCTGTACCGGTGTATCCTGTGCTGGCTTGAGCGCCGAACAGAGCCCCCACGTTGTCGAGGTCCAGGTTGTTGTGAAACTCGACGTTTCGGGTGACCCCGGAAGGGGTTGACGCGGAGCCCGTGTCCGTAGCGAATCTCCCATCCACGCATGTGCAGTTACGGATAGCCACATTGTTTCCTACGTCAGCGGCGCTGGTGCCTACACCAATACCGAAGTTTGTACTGTTGAACACCATGTTGTCGACGACCAACTGAGTGGGTGGGTCATATGAGGCGATGGGGTTGCGTTGACGAATCGCAGTGAACAAGCCGCCGGTGGCGTCGAACAGCGAGGCCCCGGACCACACGATCAGGTCCTTGTACTGCGACCCGTTGTAGCCGTAACCTTCGACCCAGATCACCGAGCTGCTGTTGGCTGCTGTGCCCACCACCTCCAACCCGACAAGGTTCGTGTGCTCCTCCTTGACAACAATAACTGAGCTTCCGCCGGAGATGACGACACCCGCACCGACGGTGCCGCCGTGGTACGCACCGGAGGCGAAGGTGTAGGTGACATTTCGGGTGGCGTCACATGTCAGCCCACCGTCGATGGTGAACGTCCCATTGTACGTCCCAGCGTCCGCCTCAAAGACGATGGCTTCATCGTTGGCAACGAGATCAGCGCTCGTACCGATAGTGGGGGTCGCGGCCTCTGCGGCCGTGAAGGTCGCGTAGTCCTTACCGGACCCGATGGTCCTTGTGAGAATTGTCGGCATCAGGCACCGCCTTTACTCGTCACCTTGGCCGAGAAGACCTGCCAAGTCATCGCCTGTTGGGCGGTGGCATCCTCGACGGTTGCGGGGTAGTGGTAGTATGCGCCGGAGGGCCAGCCGGGGAGGTTGGACACACCGCAGCCGCGCTTGCCGGTTTCGCCTGTTTCAAGGAGGGTGAGGATCTCGGGGTCCGTGGGCTCCTTGTCGGTAATGACGATGAAGGACCAGTTGTCCCCCTCGTTGGCCTCGACGGCGGTGCCGGGGGACACGCCGAGGTCCTGGGCGATGATGATGTCCCCGTCCTCGTAGGAGAGACGCCCGCCGGGTGTTGAGAGAAGTAGAAGAGTTGCCATAGCTATGTTGTTAGGAGACAAAGAAACCCGCACTGATCGGGTGCGGGGTGTAGGGGTTGCCGGGGTGACCTGCGGCACACAGGGGAGGTAAACACGCAGGCCAAGCACGGACGAACCTTGGGCCCAGCCTGCGTGTCGATGGATCACCTCCAGTTGGACACTACTGACAGATACGAGTGAGCAGCATTGTGGTGTAGATTCACCGGGCTGCGGAGGGTTGCGGGGGCGTGCATGGTCTCAGTATTTGTCATAGGTTCCTCAGATGGTGAGTTCAGTGAAGCGGCGACGGACGTAGGCGACCTCGGGGCCCAGGGGGTCTAGGCCCCCGATGTCGATGTCCAGGATGGCCCGGTTGCTGTCCATGGTCTCGACGTAGCAGGCCGTACAGGCGTCGAGAAGTGAGCGATAGCTCTGTTTACGCGACCAAGTGACTTTATCGAAGTCCTGCATGTGGTCGTAGGACGGGGTGCCCACTCTGCGGCTGCCCCGGTTCTCGTAAACGCGAGCGAAGATGGTGAACAATCCGTCCGGCGTCAGCTCGATGCGGTAGCCGTACTCGGTGTCGGGAGTCTGGGTCATAGGGAGAAGGGGTCGGAGGCGAAGGAGGAAGCGACTTCTCCGAAGTGAAGCCAGTTGTGGTTGTGCTGTTGCGGGGTTCCCGCGAGGGTGTCCCACTCGGCCTCGGCGCGAGCTCTGTGCTCCGCTTGGGCGTCGAGGAGGACGGTGGCGTTGAAGTGGCCCACAGCCAGCGCCAAGCAGTCAAGTCGGTCATCGTGGGCGAGGCACTGCTTCTCAGCAGTCAGGTGGGTCATCTGGAAGAACAGTTGACGGTCGCGCTGACGCTCCAGGGAGTCCTCGGAGTGCGGCACGCGGTCGGACGAGAGAACGCTCTCATGCACGACCATCCGGTGCCCCTCGATCACGGGGGCCAGGGTGTCGATGATCCGCTGCTCCTTCATCTGGGAGTTGCGGACCTCCTCAATCGAGCAGGGGTAGATTCTGTTGAGGACAGGCTTGAGGAGTTGTGAGAACATACCGTCCCCGAAGTTGCTCTCGACCACCACCTTGTTCGCACGCACTCGGGCACACTCGCGGGCAATGGCCTCCAGGGTGTCCTCGCTGTAGCCGCTGAGGAGACCGAAGCACCTGTGGAGGAACAATTGTCCGCCCAGGGAACTCATGGAGACAATGGCGGTCTCGTCACGGCCTCGGGCTGAGGGGTCCACCGCGACGATGGTGTTGTCGAACTTGACGTACTCCCCAATCTCATCCCCGGCACTGTAGAAGCCATCCCCGTGCATACCCACGTTCGGGTGTTCCTTGAGGCGGTACATCGGGTGGTTGCTGTGGACGTAGACCTCTCGGGCCTTGTCCGCAGGGAACGAGGCGACCATGAGGTCCTTGGTCTTCAGGGGGAACTTCTCGGCATCGCTGAGAGCCGTGGAGAGCATGAACTGGAGCATGAAGCCCAGCGTGCCATAGGAGAGCCGCCGCTCCGCGATGTCGTGCTTAGGGAAGCGGGAGGGCTCCACAGAAGTACCAGGGGCCTCTCCGTCGTCGAGCATCTTCTGGACCATCGGCGCGAGGTTGCCGTGGTAGCCCAGGGCGGTGTGCTCCTCAGGGACCTCGATGGGCCACACGCGGGTCTTGTACCCACGCTCCTCAAGGGTCGCATAGATCGTCTCCATGCTCTGGGGGGTCCCCAGGATCCGCACGCGGGGGTCCACGGACAGCTCCTTGCTCTCGGGCAGGAGAATAGCGTCGATCTCCTTGATGCTCTCAGAGAGCTTCTCGCGCATCTGGGGGGTCGCAGAGTTCGCAGGGACCTCTACGTCGTCGAGGACGATGAGGGAACCACGGGCTCCGGTGATCTGTCCGGTGATACCTGCCGCCTTCACAGAGGGGCTGTGCGCCCCCGCCTTGGCTGCACCCACATCGAAGGAGATGTTTGAGTCCCGGTCGCCCCGGTTCCTGTCAGGGCGCAGGTGCTGAAGGAAGGGCACCTCGTCGATGAGACGGCGGGTGAACTTCACAAAGGAGTCGGCACGCTCCTTGGAGGCCGAGATGACCAGGCACTTCTCCTCGGGGTTGATGAAGAGGCTCCAGAGGACGTAGGCGGAACAGATGTAGGACTTGCCGACACCCCGGAAGGCGTGGGTCTGGTTACGCTTCCCCCCGTGCTGCATCCAGGCGCAGATGTCGCGCTGAACGGCGGTCAGGGGCGGGAGGTTCAGGTGCTTCCAGATACGATCTGAGAAGACCCGGAAGTCTCTGGCGGGGTGGTCGGCGGGGATGTTCATGCGAAGAGTGTCTTTAGGTTGGCGAGGCTGTTACCTAGAACCGCCTTGGCGATGGGGGGCGGCTCGGTGTCGTGTCGGTAGTTGACGGAGAGGTAGATCATCTCTGTGCCTGTAAGCCGCAGGCGAAATACCTCGGAGTGGTTGGTGCCGCTGGCGTCGTACAGGGCCTTGAGTGCGGCCTCCTCCGGGAGTTCAGAGGATTTGACATGCGCCACGCCGTTCTGGGCGACCTCCCGGACGAGGGAGATGTAGTGTTGGTCCGCCTGCCTCTCATCCCACAGGTTGGAGTGGATGATAGAGTCCGTCAGGGAGCGGTATGCTTCGTGGAGCACGCGGATGAAGATGCGGCACCCCGGCGCGGGGATGCTTCCGCTGTTCGACGACCGGATCACCATGACACGACTCACGTTGGAGTCGCTGGCGATGATCTGGTTCAGTTCGTCGTAGATGGTGACGACCCGCCGCAGTCCTTCGATGTGGGCCTGCTTCGCCCTTTTCTTGGCTTTGTCGATAAAGTAGCCAGTGATCTGCTTGAAGCCAGCAGCCCCGGCGGCTGCGGCCCCTGCAAAGATGGATAGAATGTGGGTTAGGTCCGCATCAGACATTAGTGGTCGCCGTAAATCGCGCGGTAGACATCGGAGTAAGCGAGTCCCCACACCGCGTCGTGGGAGCTTCCGTAGTAATCGGTGGCGATGAGGTGCGCGTATTCATGCACAAGAACCTCGACCGCCAGGGGTTCGTTGAGGTCTTCCCTCAGGTCGATGGTTGCGCTGCGCGTACCATCCTTCTTGGTCAGAACGTCAGACTCCCCGAACCCCTCCATCTTCCGCCAGCGAAGGCGAACAGGGAAGGGAACGGGGAGCACGTTGGTGAGAACAGTCAGGACTTCGCGGGCACGCTTACGGGCGGCTCGGTCAGCTTCCATACTCCTCTCTCAGCTCTTCTTCGGTCCAGTCGGACAGGCGAAGCACAGGATGCCCGTCGTCCGCCTTGGCGTGCCCGGCCACAGAAGGCCCGGCGTAGCCTTTGGACTGTAGGTACATCCTGGCGGCTTGCCTGTCTGCCGCAGTGGCGTCAGGGCTCTTCAGGGCGTTCAGATGGGACTCAGCGAGGAGCCGGTCCATCTCTTCGAGGGGGTCGCTCATCGGACTTCCCTCACTTCGATGCGCGTGGGGACCTCAAGGACCACGTTGGGGTCGTTGGTCTTGACCGCGCGGAGGCTGAGGGACACGGAGCCCGTCGAGACGACGTAGGCACTCATGGTGAACGCACCCGTACCCGGCCAGGCATCCGTGGAGCCGCTGCGGCCCAGGGTGATGTTCTGGATCTGGTTGAAGACGACCGTACCTGTGAGGTGGTCAGTGAGGCCTATCTCGGCGGCAGACATACGCTCAACGCCCGTCCCGTCCGGGAGGGAACGGAAGTTACCCTGAACCTTTACCTCGTAGATGCCGGGGAGCGGCAGGAGCAGCTCGTCGCTGCCCACGATGCTCGGGGCTGTGCCGGAGAACCAAGGACTGACATCCTCCAGTTTCTCCAGCGGGATCGTGCAGCCCGGAGTCTGTAGCCGGTTCTGGTTGTCCACGATCGGGGTGCCGCCGTTGGCGTACTGGATCTGGTCGGGGAAGATCGTGGGTACAGAGAACAGGCTGATGCCCCCGGCGGGACTCGCCCAGCCGACGTTGCCGCCCGCGTCGATGCCCAGGGTGCGCCCGATGTCGGCCACAGAGAACGCGGGGATGTTCCCCCCGGCCACGATGGCGTTGTCGATGTCGGAGAGCCTCGCTGCGTCCGTGGGGTCCACAGGGGCTCCCAGGGACTTCACGGGCTTGTCCTTGCCGTCCCAGGCGTCCCCGGCGAGGTTGGTGCTGAGGGTCTGCCGGGTCTCCTCGTCTTGCTCCTGGAGATTGTAGAGGAGCTGGAGGACGGCCCGGTTGATCTCTGCGGATCGCAGGGTACTCGGGGAGGCGAAGGTGACCGCCGGGGAGGCAATGGGGGTACTGCGGGACAGCACGACCGTCTCACCCCCAGCAAGGGCTCCCCCTCCCGTGAAGGAGGGTCCGAGTTCCAGCAGTTGGCTGTTGGTGAGAGACCAATCCGTGGTGGGCACATCGTCAACGGTAACGGACAGGTGCGCCTCGGAGAGGTAAGGGAACTCGAAGGGGAAGTCTACTTGGTCGGGGGTGGCGGTGAATGTCTTGGAGGAGATCATTGCTGGTAGAAGTTGAAGTTGAGGCCTTGGCGGCGTCGGCGGCGCTGCTCCTTGTGGTTGTTGACATCAGTGCGGAGATCGGGGCGCTCCTTCTGAATCTGTGTACGGGCCTTATTCCGGTAGCGGTTGACGACCTTCTTGAGTGCGTCCGTACGGGGGCTGCTCTCACCGTCGATGGACTCGGTGTCCAGACGCTGGTAGTAGTCCGTCCCGATGAGGTGGCGCAAGGCTTGGCGCATATCGCGCCCCCCAATCTTGGTGGTGTTGGAGATTTCGAGCATCCTGTCGTAGGCGGACTGGTTGTCCACATCGTAGGTGTCGGCTTTGAGATCTACGCCGTTCATCTTGGTCGAAGGCATGGCAATCCCCTGCTCCAGGCTTTTGAACTCGGTGGCTAGGGTGGTGTCGCGGATCTTGGACACGTTGAAGGGCATCAAGGTGTTCCAAATCTTCCCACCAGGGGAGTCTTGATAGGAAACCTCTTCCCCCATGAAGTTTCGCCGTGCATCCACCTTCTGGGAGAAGTAGGGGACCTTGGCAAGGATGGCGTCACCGAGGTCGTTGATATCCTTGATCTCCCGGTCGAACATCTGGGCCACATCGCGGCCTGCGGAGGGGACGAAACTACCCACGGCGCTCTGCACCGCGTTCTTTACCTTGTAGTCGCTGTCTCCGAAGGCGATGTCCACCATCTGACGGACACCAGACATCCAGGTCTTTGAGGTAATGTTAGAGGCCACAGCAGCCATTAGTCCGAAGCTGAGGTCTTCAGCCTTGGTGGCGATGTCGTCCTCGCTGGAGAAGTTGATGGCGTTGCTGATGTCAGCCGCGAAGCCGAACAGGGAGCCCGCGATGGGGTCCAGTCGGTCGTAGGAGACATAGTTACCACCCACCATAATGCTCCTGGGTTGCCACCCAGACTGCTCCCACATCTTACGGATCTTGTGGTCCTTGGGACCAGAACCCGTGATGCGGGGGAGGCCCGTTTCCGGGTCCGGGGTGTTGGCAAGGAAGATGACACCCGTGGCGACCGGGGCGGCGAGCGTGAGCTCACCAGCAGCCTTGGCGCGGACTGCTGCGTCCGGGTGCTCCAAGCGGCGGGCAAAGTTCATTGAGGCCTCGCCCAGCGCCCCGGACTTGCCCCGGAAGTGTCTGTATGTGGCCTCCACAGAGCCAAGCGCCATCCCCATAGTACGCTCCCAGGTCTCTGAGGCGATGTTGGTGGGGGTCTTGACGAAGGGCGCGATCATGCGGGCTAGGGCGACTTGGCTGGTGAAGCCCTGAAGGTGCCGCCCTGCGCGGTCGATCAGGTTGGGCTTGACCTCGTAGTCAGCAACATCGTCCAGAGGGTCCCTGCGGATATCCCCGGTGAACGTGGCATCCTGCCCGGACTTGCGGCCCGAGTCGATGGCGTCCAAGGTGGCCTCAATGTCGTCGAGGTCCTTTACATTGAGGTCGCGGAGAAGCGTGTCCATCTCCTCGGTGGTCTCGGCCCCGCTCTTCTTGAGGGCCACAGCGGTCTCCAACTGTTGCCGAAGGTCCGCGCGGGTCTCAAGCATACGGTCAGCCTGGTCGGTGGCTGCACGAAGGGCGCTGTCCTCGTCCATACCTTTGCGGACAAAGTGGCCGTACATCTCGCTGATGTGCTTGGCGCGGCCCACGATGAGCTTCGTGCGGGTGTCGCCCCGGTTCAGTAGGTTTCCTGAGAACTGGGAGACGCCACCGATGACCCGGAGAGACTGGTTGAGGAGACCGTCCTGGGAGTTCGGGTCATTGAGGTTCATGAGAACCTGCTTACCCGCAGCCGACTCGGCCATCTGGGGCTCGATCTTGTTGGCCGTGCTCCAGATGTGGTCCCCGTTCTTGCCCCGGTACGCCTTGATCCACTCGGTGACCTTCATCTGCTCCGAGAACAGTTGGTGGGCCTGGATCT